AAAACTCACCAAAGTAAGACAAATCATTGCCGATGAAAAGATTGCCCAAACAATTGAGTTAGCTGAAAATATTATTGAGCAAGATAAGAAGGTTATCATATTTTGTAACTTCACCGACTCACTCAATAAAATTTGCGAACACTTTGGAAAAGCGGCAGTTAAACTTGATGGTTCAATGTCAAAAGGTGAAAGACAATTGTCTGTTGACCAGTTCCAAGAAAATCAAAAAGTAAAAGTATTTGTTGGTAACATTAAAGCTGCTGGCGTTGGTTTAACTTTAACAGCTGCTGAAGCTGTCATTATGAATGATTTATCCTTTTTACCATCCGACCACTCACAAGCTGAGGACAGAGCTTATAGATTTGGTCAAAAAAATAATGTATTAGTTTACTACCCAATATTTGAAAACACAATAGAAGGAATTATCTACGACATATTAGCAAATAAAAAACAGGTTATATCTACAATCTTAGGTGATAACCAAAACAGTCCTGATGCGGCTGAAGAAATCTTAAAAAGAATTAATGAAATGCGTCATTAAATAATTATTGGATTATTTATTATATGGATAATCCAAACATATGAAAAAATTAGAAGAAAAGGTACAACAACTGGAAACCCAAATACTTGAAAACCACGTTAACAAAGAAAAAGAACAGTTGCTTACCGAAATGAAGAAAATTGGAATAGAGAAATTACCCTATTCCTACTCAGCCCTTAAACCGTTCATTGACCCCGAGACAATGGACTTTCATTATAACAAACATTATAAAGGGTACGTGGATAAATTGAATGATGCTCTCTCAAAGAAAAAAAACGGGGATGTAGAGTTAGAGCAAATAATCAAAAACATAAGTCGTTACGACAAGTCAATCAGAAATAATGCAGGTGGAGCATTCAATCACGCATTATTTTGGAACATGTTGACACCTAATCCAAAAAAACTTGAAGGGGAACTTTATAAAAAAATTGTAAAACAATTTGGTAGTTTCACAGCATTTAAGAAAAAATTTGAGGCGGTTGCCAAAGATAGATTTGGTTCGGGATGGGTGTGGTTAGTTTTAACTGCAAAGAACACGTTAAAAATAATGTCCACACCAAACCAAGATAATCCATTGATGAATGTAATTGAAGGTGGTGGTTTCCCACTATTAGGGTTAGACTTATGGGAACACGCATATTACTTGAAATACAGAAACAAAAGAGATGAATACATTGTAAACTTTTGGAAAGTTGTTAACTGGGATTTTGTTACTAAAATGTATGAAATGAAAACCCAAAAAAAGTTAACGGAGTCTGTTGAGTTAGGTAAACTTATTACTGAATCCGCGGATGCTAAGTTCTGTGACGCGAAAGAAATTTTATTTTTTAAAGATTTAATTAATAATTCTAAAATTAAAAGAAGATACCAAGATGGAGTAACGGATGTATTGAAAACAGTATTCCATGATTTTTGGGTTGAGGGTACAACAAAGGAAATGTCAGGATTTTATGGTGTTGAATCCAAAGAAGGTAGGTCTATTCTGAATAATCTTAATACTAATTTTAACGCATTTTGTTTATTAGTTAAAGCGGTGAATAGACAAATAGAAAATATTGGTAGAACAGACAAAATTTTTGATTTTAGTTATAAAGAAAATAGAACACTTAAAGAAGTAGAAAGATTCCTTAACGCTTTGAACCATTTCAAAAAACAAATTTTTACTAAAAATAATGAAGACTTTATCAACATTATTAAAGTTCTAAAAAAGTTATGGGATAGAGGACAGAAATCTGAAGACAACGTTCAGAAGAAACTTGAAAATTATTTTGAAGGTGAGGCTAAGGTAGAAAAAATTGGTGGTCACGGACAAAAGAGAGATGCATTTAAAGGTGTTGACATGGTTATTGAAAAAGATGGTAAAACCCATACCGCCCAAGTAAAACCATACTCAACAGCATCTATAGACGGAGATAAGGTGTTCTTATCGGATACTGGTAATGTTAAACCTTATAACGTGGACTGGTTGATTTTTATTCAACCTAAAACTAATAAGATATTAATATTTGATAATCACCCACTACAAAACGAAAATCAATATATATTTAAGTTAAGTTCACTTCTTCACGAAATAGAATAATAAAGATATTTATTTGATATGGCAGCAATACCAGAACCAGAAAGGTCAAAAATTTATACGAGAATTAAACACCAATTAGGTGCACCCTTAAGAAGTGTAGAACTTGAGGATGAAATGTTAGACTCATTGATGGAGTTAGCAATTGGGGATTATGAAGAATATATCCTACAATGGTTAATTGATTCTCAGTGGGTAAACCTTGTTAATTTGAACATGAATGAAAGGTCTGTTGCAAGAGCTCTTGTTACGAGAACGATGGATTTTGAACAACAATTTTCATATTCGTATTCTAAAATTGTAGGTCTTCAAACTGAAGGTCCTTGGGTTCTAAAGAAAGATTATTTTGTTCTTGAAAAGAATGTCCAAACATATGAAATCCCTGCTGGTAGAGAAGTAAACGAATTACTTTGGTTTTCAGACCAAGCATTTACAGCATTTGGTTTAGGCGGTATTGGTGGTTTTGGGTTTGGCGGTATCGGTTTAGGTGCTGACCAAGCGGGTTTTGCTCAAATGGGAAACAACGGTTCTTACTTCATGATGTCAGGTTTTGATTATCTTATCAGAATGCAAGAAGCAAATATCCTAAGTAGAATTTTAGGTGGTTCCTTAACATATAGAATTACAGGTTTACCTGACGGTAAAAAATTAATTCATTTAATGAACACCCCTGGTGGTAAATTTAACTGGTCAAGTTATAGTCAGTATGTTGGTAAAGCCGTTTGGTATTGGTATTATGATGTAGAGCCTGATAGTAGAGCCGATTGTTTGAAAAATAATCCCGACATTATTAAATTACCAACAGATGTTCCTATTGAAGAATTAACTTGGACGGATTTGAACGTTCCTGGTCAACAATGGGTTAGAAGATGGTTTACTGCATATTGTAAAGAAACTTTAGCAAGAGTAAGAGGAAAGTATAGTGGTAACCTTAAAACACCTGATTCTGAAATTGTTATGGACTATCAAAGTTTATTAACCGAAGCTAAAGATGAGAAGTCAAAATTAATTGAAGAATTGACAGGGGCTGAAGGTTGGTTAACAAGAATGAGACCTGATAAGGTTATGGAAAGAGAAGCATTAATTGCCGAAAACCTAAATAAACAAATGAAGTTCAGAGCGATGCCTCGTCAAATTTACGTAATATAATGGCAATAATTAAAACAGTACCTGTAAGAAAATTTATTAACGGACATCAAATAGAAACCTCTGAGATTACATTAGTTTCAGAATTAGATTACCGTACCAATGGTGAAGACTGTTGTATTATAAGAGGTGTTGCACAATCGTTTGTAACATTAGATTCAAGAACATCTGACCACATCACAGTAAAGGCAATGACTCACTTAACAATCAGACCTGATGTTGGAAAGATTGATGAAGAATACGACGAGATTGTTGCAGACAAGTTTGCTTGTATTGAATTCAGATTTGTTGGTGGAAATTGGTATATCTTATCTTCAGACGGTCTGAAACAATCCTAACCTTTCCTTCCAATTTTCTTCAGCTAAATCATACATGTAATCTGGCTTAAGACCACGTCTCTCCCAATAATTTAATTCTTGTTCGGTAATATCCAAAACATCCTTTTGTAAATCATCTTGGTCTCCTTCACCTAATGGATGTCCATTAATTAATTCACACTGAGACGTTGTAAAAATTCCTCTCTCGGCAGGGTCAGAAACAATTAAACCATTTCTAACTTCATCTTGGAATACAACCATCAAAGGTTCAATTCTTTTATTGAATGTTGATACCGCTCTTGGTACATTATAGTCACCCGTTAAATCAGGGTCTTTATCTAAGATATCTTTATCCAACATGTAACAGTTAACCATAACCCCATCTGTAATAGGTTTTGCCTTAGGGTTATTGAATAAGTTTAATGCGTTAGTATCTTTAATTTGTTTTACAGTCATCTTTTGAACATCACCTTGAGATGCCTTTGTTCCGTTATTAACATACATAATCACGTCACCTAGGTTAACACTCAATCCTTCTTGTATTGCAAGTTCCATATGTGCCATACGAGACATACTATTACCCGCTTTAGTCTTTGTTGTTAATCTCTTTTTATACTCATCAAGAGTTAATTTAACCTTAGCTCTTTGGGCAATCTTACTCAATGGAACTTTCTTATCAAATATCTTCTGTAGATACTCATAGTAGTATTCAACAAACGCCTTACCATCCCCTTGTAATAACATCTTAATTCCTTTATCCAAGAACTCCTCAATGTATAAAGGTAATTTCTTTGACTTAATTGAATTGCCAGTCAACTTTATCTTTCCTTTGGCATCCATAACAGCGTAATTTTTTCTGGCAAGATTTATACATGACGGCCATACCCCATCGGTATCAAGCGCCATCTCTCCTCTCATGAATATATCGTTGTATTCTGCTACGTCAGCTTCAGGTCCATAATACTCCTTACCTTCTTTAACCTTCCAATTCAAACCACGACCCACATATATACGGTCTTTAGCTTCAGGTGGAGTTGAGAAGTTCACACCGTCCGTATCCATTACCAACGGAACATATCCTTTTGTCATGAAGAATCTAATCATCTGACGAAGATATTGTCTACCTGTACAGGTGATTTGTTCTCCCATATACATGTCACCCCAAGCATAAACCTGAGGAGCGGACAACGCACCGAACATTGAGTTAATGAAGATTTTAATTGGTAATTGTTTGTTACCGTATGTTGCAGACTTCTTGGGGTCAGTCAAATAATATTCTTCTGCGAGTTGTTTGTATTTGATACGGGTATTACGGAAATAACTTAACAGTCCCTTCATTGCACCTGTAACATCACAGTCGGGGAATACATCGTGAACCAATTGAATTGATGGATATAGTGAACTAAAGTCCAACTTGAGTACGTCCTTAGAATACCCAACTTTTAATAATCTTGATAATCCACCAACAAAATCAGTCTTAGCTTCTTTCGCTGGAATTGCCAATCCGTGTTTGTATGACCAAGCCAACATCAACATCTTCCATAATGTTGCAGTACCCATAGTAGATACTCTTTCATATGTTGTTGGAATCATTGCAGCAAGTAGGAATGAACCTTGGTTAAACTCTTTGTCAACCTTCAAAGTTTCGTCCAAGTCATCGTCAAGATATCTCTCAACAAGATTATCTCCAGTGGTTTTTATATACACACCAGGAAACTTAACATCCAAATCTTGGTATTCAGACGCCTTCTTATATTTTCCATTCTGAACGTTTAACCAATATTCTTCTTTGTTTGCATACATCTTCCCAATATTCTCGTGGTCAATATATACACGGTCAGGAGCCTCAGCGTTAATAAACTTTGTAATGTATTTCAAACCTGCAGCTTTAATACTTGAGTTGATTGCCTGAGCTCTACGAACAGCATGAATAATATCAATTACATTATAACCCCAAATTGATGTCTGAACATATTCCTCCACCTCATTCGCAAGTTTTAACATACTATCCTTCCTTGTGAATGAATGTTGGGGATGTAATGAACGACAAACTTTCTTTGGGTCAACTCCTAAAATTCTACATCTTTCAAATATCCAATGCCAGTCAAAGTTAGCTGAATTGTACCCACCAATAATACTTGGTTTGATTTCATCTATCACTCGGAAGAACTCAATGATTGCAGTCTTCTCCTGAGACTCATCAAGACACTCAATTACTCGGTGGTATCCTTTATTGGTTTTAATCCCAATCATGAAAATACGACCATCTTTGGGGTCAAGGGCATCAGTTTCCAAGTCAAATACAAGTCGGGTAACTTGTTCGTAGTCTTCAAACCCTTTAAATAATCTTTTTTCTTTTGAAATTAAGTATTGTTCTACAGGAGGTAGAATCATTATCTTATCCTTGGCTTTGTCACCCCAAGGGTCACAACCACCATCTCTGAAGAACTGAATAAGTTCTCTATAACCTTTAAGAGATTTAACCATATAAGTTAAACCATTCTCAAGTCTTTCATTATCTTTCGTTTCTAATTTGTCAATCATGATTCCGTACTTGGTCATAGCTTCTTTTTGAGCTGCCTTGGAATCACTATAAAACTTTAATCCTCGTAAATCACCTACCCATGCAAATGGGATAAATGTATCCTTACGGATTTCTTTTCCTTTACCAGGTGCTTCTTTGATTTTGTAAATTGAGTTGGATGCGTAGTCAAATTCTATTGCGACTATAAATTCTTCGGGGTCATTACCATGTAGGAACGATTCTATCTCTTCGTTAGATATCATAATATATTTTTTAGAGTGGTCTATTAGCTTTCACAAAATGTGAAATTTACCTTCCTCTATAAATATAAAAAATGTTGTGAATTAATCAAATTAACAACAAGCAGTTTCGGAAATAAAACTATCTTGGATATTAATATAAAGTTCTTCTCTGATTGGTAAAATTAAATTCCCTTCGTCATTCTTAATTAAGAATTGACCTTGATATCTACCAACAGTATCAGTATCATAATTGGTAAATTTGAAATAAATATAATATTCAGTTGACTCACCTTCAGGTAAAATTAAACTGACAATCTCACATGGGGCAGAAACAATCTTAGGTATTCCTGTTTCTACGTCAATCATAGAAAAATAAATTGAAGACACCTCAAGTGCCTGCATTAGCTCAAGATACCCCGCTCTACCGTCTTTAACAACCTGCATTTTTAATACAGGCAACGTTGCATTTTTTTTGATGAAAAATTCCATAACAATAAATATATTGTTATGACTCTTTACGAAGGTCTCCGCTATAATGTTCAAATCTATTATGTTCAGTTGGTGTTGCCAACAATAAACCAGGATAAAGTTCATCCTTTTTTATTAGTTGATACATATGACTCATCCATGTTTGTTCAAACGGATGTGCCCATGTTACATCTAAGAACATTTTTTTATTTCCGGGCCTACTAACAATTTGAGGCCAGTTACAATAATACACTTCACCCACAGCATATGGTAATCCTTTATGACTTAATACGTGAGAATAAACTGATTTTGGTGCATTTGGGTCTAATCCTTGAACAGGTAGTCTGTTTTTACCAGGCCAAAATTGTTCTCTAACGTGTTGTGGTACATTATACCAAGCCCATTGAGTTCCATTATCTCCATAAAATTCTGTATAATTAAGTTTTAAGAAATCAAAATTTTCTTTTTTTGCAATTTCTAATGACTTAGTATAAAGATTTGGAATATATCTATTAAACCCATTTCTACAAACAGTTCCTTCATTTGGAAAAAAGAACATGTCATCTTCAAAAAATAAGTAATAATCTAAATCGGTCGCATCAAAATGTTCTGCAATAAACTGTCTTCCTCCACATATCCCTAAATTATCTTTCTTTATATGTGTAAAATTATGTTCGTTACACAGTGAGGCATATTCATCAAAAGTTGATTCGTCAGAAGAGTTGTCTAATAAAAACTTTTCAGTCTTGAGTAAATAATCTTTGTCGTATTCAGTCATTGATTTAATCAAGGTTCTAAATTGATTTGGACTGTTGAAAGTAATAACGTACAATCCAACTTTAGATGTGTCTAAATTATTAACTGATTCAATAACTTTAGCCTCATTCTTAATTTTCAAATTATCATTCTTTAAATCCTCAAAGAATTTTCCAACTAATCCATTACCCTCAATTTCAAAATAATTTATTAAATCAGAATGTTTATAACACATAATACTGAAAATAGACTCTTCAGTACCCATATAACCTTCTTCCAAAGTAGTTTTCAATAATGAATAATAAATTCCATTAATATCACCTATAGAGTCTTTAGGTCCTCCAAAGAAACCACCTCTAGCAACTTTAGTTACCTTATCACCAGCTATTGAATTTAACTTATTATATTCAAAACCATGAATTTCAGTTTCAGCAGCATAAGGAAAACAAATAAATGAAAACTTAGAAATGTATTTTGGTAACTTATCCAAAACTTTATCGTGCGTAAAATAACCAGGATGAACAGTATTTGTTAATCCACCATCAATCCAAAAAAGATACTCTGAATTAAATTGGTCCATAATCTTAGCATCATTTAATAAAAACACTTTAGACATAACCAGTGGATTATAGTTTTCTAATCTAGCTTGTGTTGAATCTTTTAACCAACCAGATAAACTAGACCAACTTTCGTTGTTTCTAATCTTCTGAATCATGTCAAAGAATTCGTTTTCTGTAAACCAACTCAAAGGTCTTGTGATAAACTGAGTATTATCTTTTGACCTTCTTCCAAAAACAAAATCTTTAAGTTCTTCATCACCATAAATAATCATGTTGGCGTCAACACCTAACAACGAACTAAATTTATCCAAATAATGTTGATAAGTTCTTGACCACCCTTCAGTTAGTCCATCTCTACCGATGTTCCATATTCCTGTTACTAATGTTATCTTACTCATAAATTCTGTTAAATTCTTCTAATATTTTAAAAAAGCTTTTATTGTTTTTAAACAACTCATCTGACGTTCCTTGAGGTGCATTGTCTCTACACCACCATATATCAAAATGTTTTCTGTAAAATAAATCTTGGTGGTTGAAGTACATTAAAGTCATAATTTGTTCTTCATGTGGTAATCCATTATCATTTCCTAAAACACTTTGAACGTAGTTTTCAAAAGTTGTTACTATATTATCCCACTTATCTCTACGACCTCCAAACATTCCTCCTATGATATGAATACTTCTATCATAGTTAACATACCATTTTGGGTCTACAGTTCCTGACCAATAATTTCTATCATTTTCTTTACCAAACAACAAAAATTTATCTCCAGTGTCTTCAATTACATTTT